CGGCACTTTGACTGGTGCTGGTGGTGCGGCTGGCTCTGCTGGCGGTGACGCTTTTGAAGCAGCATCAAATTGCACATTCATCAATAACGGCACTGTTCGAGCAGGAGGCGGCGGAGGCGGCTCAGGTGGCTCAGGTGGCGGCGGTTCGGTATCGTCCTCATATAGTTGCGGTCTCAACGAATACGGTGCATCAGACGGCTGTTGCGGTAATAAGTGTGGCTGTTCTTGCGGCGGTGTTTATGTGTTTTACAACTCAAATTCATACCGCTGTTACTGCTACCAATACAGTTCGACTAACTACAACGGCGGTTCAGGTGGCTCCGGCGGAGTAGGCGCAGGATACAACCAGACAGCAGGTTCTGGCGGCTCAGGCTCTGGTGGCGGCTCTAACGCTGGTTCAGGTGGCTCAGGTGGTTCAGGCGGTACTTTTGGCGCAGCTGGCTCTAGTGGAAACAGTGGGGCTAACGGTAACCGCACAAACGGTAGTTCCGGCTCTGGTGGCGGTGCTGCAGGTAAGTACCTGCGTGGCTCCTCTTTTGTAACCTTTACCAACAATGGGACGGTTCAAGGCGGCACAGCATGAGTTGCCAGAATTGCACTTGCAGCAAGCAAGTCGATGATGGACGCAATCCCATGAGTGCAGAAGAACGATATGAAATCTGCAAAGGCTGTGAGTTTTTCCGGCCTTCACTTCGCCAATGCAAGAAGTGCGGATGCTTCATGCCCGTCAAAGTTAAACTTAAATTCGCAAAATGCCCCGTCAGGAGATGGCAATAATGAGCACAAATTACAGAATAGACAGCATCGACAACGGTGTTGCCAAAGTAGTCTATGACGATGGTTCATGGGCTGAACTGGTCCTTGAGGCCGATATGACAGAAGCTGATATTGATGACTTTGCCTATCAGTATCGCCCTAAAACTGGAAACGCCCCGACATTCTTAGCCGCTGGCGCACAACGCACAGCAGCACAGAAACCAGCAGAAGAACCAGAAGCTGATGACCGTCCTCAATACTTTATCGACCGTCTGGAAGCATATGGCGATGTCTACAGCCAGCTGGAATACATTACAGAAAACGGTCTAGCGGCATGGCAAGCCCATGTTGCCCAGATCAAAGCGGATAATCCTAAGCCAGCAGATGATTAAAATCGGTATGTTCTTACCGCCAATGGAACATCGCAGTTCCGTTGAGATGGTAGAGGGCGTTTTACCGGAAAAGGTAGAGCCTCTGGATAGTGATATGCTTCGCCGCTGTCCTTCAATCACTGACTATTACAAGAACACTTATGTTGTACGAGCACCATACACCCTGGAGTTCGAAGTAGTCCGGAATGAAGATGACAGCTACGAATGGCAAATCGATATGGAAACAACAACACTTGCGTTCCCTCCGCACGGTGGTGCGGACCCGCAAGCCTCACTTAGCTTTACGCCAGACGGAGCGTCTGTGCAGATAAGGCCGTTCCCTAGCTTTTCATTTGTATCGGACACAAAGGACGTGGTCCTGCTGCAGCATACAAACGGCGTTACGGTTAATTCGCAAATCATTTCAGGTGTGATTGACATCTACAAATGGCCTGACCGTGCGCTGAGCGTGGCCTACCCAATACATAAGGGGCACAACACCGTGACCATCAAGAAAGGTGAGCCATGGTTTTTTCTCACTTTTATTACTCCCGATCTGGAGCCAGTGAAGGTCGTCCAAATGGATGAGCGTCATCCGTTTTTGGAAAAGACAAAAGGCAAAGAAAATATGAGCAAATATTTCAAGCTCAGCTGGCGCAAACAATTCAACTATTTCGGCAGAATCAGACCGAAAAAACTCCTGAAGTGAGGCAAAATGGTAGATGTACAAGTAATTGATAACGCGCTGACTGACGGTCAGTTCGATAGGCTGCGTGAAGTTGTATATGATGACAATTTCAACTGGTTTTGTAACCGCGGGATAAACTTTCCTACGCAGGACCAAGACGCCGAAGTGTACTTCGTTCACATGATGTACATAGCTGGACGGCAAACATCCGACGCATTGCCATCCTTTGATCCTCTGTTGGAAAAGGTTGGCTCATCACATCTGACCGGAAGATTGCTGATACGAGCTAAAATCAATCTCTATCTAAGGCAGCCCATTGTTGAGCCACATGGCTGGCACAGTGACTTCTCGTTCCATCATCGGGGCTGTGTCTTTTATTTCAACGACAACAACGGCTACACAATGTTCAAAGATGGCCCGACAATCGAATCCAGGGCAAACAGAGCAATCATATTCGATGGCAGCCACCCACATTCAAGTACCGGATGCACAGATAAGCCGACAAGGGTGACAGCAAACTTCAATTTCTTCACCTCTGAGAAAAACCCAAATGCTGTTGAAGAGGATGAAGAGCATGAAGCCTGATGACATCGCTGTGGGGCTGGGCGGTATATCAGCACCCATATGGCTGCCCGCTCTTAATGACTGGGTGGCATTGGTAGTCGGGCTTCTGTCCATAACATACCTCATCATCAAACTCTGGCGCACACGGAGATAGCAATGGTTGACCCCATCACCGCTGGTCTTGCGGGGATTGCGCTGGTCACTAAGGTCGCAGAACAGATAAAAGCCGGTATTAATGCTTATCAGTCTGTCGCTGACCTAGGCGGCCAGATAGACGCATTATTCGAAGGGGAGAAGCAGTGCCAACAGGCACGGAACAAGCAAGCTAACAAAAATAACATATTCAGTACCGAAAACGTGGCGCGGGAAGTAATTGATCACAAGATCGCCCAGGAGAAGCTACGCGAAGTCGGGGCACTGATAGACATGAGGTTCGGTCACGGAACCTGGTCAAGCATCCTTGCTGAGCGTCAGAGGCGCATAAGAGAGGCGAGGGAGGCTGAGCGGGAGAAGAGGGCCAAACGCAACAAACAAATACAGGAGCTGCAAGAGGCTCTGACCGCGGTGACGATAGCGGTTTTGGCAGTAGGCTTTATCCTTACTGCCTTTTTTATTGTGGGAATACATAAATGAACAAGAGCAGAATACGCCAGAACCTAATCAGAGAAGAGGGGCTGGAGCTAAAATTATATAAGTGTCCTGCAGATCATTGGACGATTGGTGTCGGCAGAAACCTGGAGAGCAGGGGGATATCAGAAGCAACGGCCTATCAAATGCTGGATGAAGATATTGATCTATGCATCGACGAGCTAAAGGTCAGCATCAAACACTTCGGCGTTTACCCAGAATCGATACAAGAGGCCCTGGTTGACCTCTGCTTTAACATGGGTATCAGCCGACTTCTGCACTTCAAGAAGACACTGGAGTATCTGGAAGAGGGGCTATCGACTGGCAACTACACAAAAGCTGCTGTCGAATTGATGAATAGTAATTATGCAAGACAGTTACCGGCTCGGGCACAACGGAACCACGACAGGATTTTCAATGCCTGACTGGATGGCTTACTGGTTGGTCGCAATGGTGACCCTAAACACTCTCATTAATGTAATCGTTTTTCTTAAACACCGTTTCAGGAGCAAGTAATGTGGACCGCTCTGATTGGGCCTATCAGCAACATTGCTGGTCAATGGCTCACAAATAGACAAGAGAAAGCTGTCGCCAAACAAAAGCTGGCTGTGGCGAAGATCGAAGCCCAAGTCAAAAAGGTGGAACAAACCGGAGACTGGGAAGAGTTGGCAATGAAGGCCAGCGACAACTCTCTTAAAGATGAAGCCTGGACTGCAGCCTTCATACTATTGATTCTGGCCTGTATGGTCCCGGCAGCTCAGCCGTATATCAAGGAGGGGTTTGTCGTACTTAAAGAAGACTGCCCAGAGTGGCTATCATGGGGCATCTTGGCATCAATTGGTGCCAGCTTCGGTCTCAAGTCAATTGGCCAATTCAAGAAGTAATTCAGCTGTTTTTCAACTGATTGTTACAATCACTTGACCTCACAAGACTGGTGAGCGGTACAGGAAAAAATAAAGTACACGGATTTATCACTGGACCTACGCGGTAAGTTTTTATCCTCAGTGCCGAGTCTTATCACTTGACTTTCCCACGCCATCCCACTGACTCTATTGATTCTTTTCCATACTGCTCTTTACTCACTGACCCACCTGTGATACACTAGGTCCAGTGTTGCGCTTTTTGGCGTAATCACTGGACTTATTCACAGGCCGCTTAGAGGGCGGTTAGCTCAGTTGGTAGAGCAAGTGACTTTTAATCACTGGGTCACAGGTTCGAATCCTGTACCGCTCACCAAGTTTTAGGCCAGTAAATATGTCCAGTGATGGGTGCATTTGCTGGCCTTTTTCTTTGGTTCAGTTAAATCACTGGATGAAGGCGTAACACTCCAAAACCTTAACCAGGAGTGTAAAATGCAAGAACAAGCGACCTTATTTGATTTTGATTGTAATCAACCTCAAG